ACTAAGTTAAGGTTCCTTGTTCTGGTTATTATGAAGTAACCAAGACAACCTTTGAAGAAGGGTAACCCGTGAGGGTTGCACTTGTTCAAAAGGCAACTCAGGATGATTGGAACCATCCAAGAGAGCCGAAGGTATGTCCTTAAGACCTTCAAGGAAATACTCGTAATGAATACGAGCAAACCCTGACTTAAGGAATACAGACTTTACCTTCTCGTCGAAGGTATGAACGTCCTCTTTAATCTTTACTTCATCAGTAAAGGTTAAAAGGTCGTTTGTAGAAGCGCCATAATCAGCATAAAGCTGATTATTGACGTGTCTACTTAGACCCGTGAGGGAGTTCAACACCCTCTCCTTGAAACAGAGCTCCAATCCCTGACTTATCATGATCCCCAGGTTACTACCTGGATAAGACCAATTTAAGCCATAGGGATGGATAAAGTCTGGGATACCCGCAAAAGTATCCAAGACCCTATTCTGTTTCTTGGTGAGAAGGAGCCTGATCCTCCTACCAACAAGTCTGGCAAGATCAAGGAAGTTATCATCAGATATATCCTTCCACTTCAATTGTGGAATTATTATATCTGGTAAAACAACCTTACCAGCAAACTCAGCAAGTTTACTGGAAATTAAGGTCTTATCAGACGAGTAGGGGCACCCCATTGCATTGAGTAATGAAGTGTATCTTGTGAACAACTGTTCATCCAAGATCACCACATCATCACCCAAGACAAAGAATTCATGGTCCCACCTCTTACCAAGTAAGGTAAGAAGTAACAAACCATGAGTAAGAGTAAAAGTAAAGAAACTAGGGTTAAAGCCAAGAGGCTGACCCCGTTTCCAAACAACTACTCCAAGTTCCGATATCCAGTTAGATTGGGAAACATCCCTAAATAACTTGATATAAGGACTATCTTTGCCGTAAATAGTTTCCAAAACTATTTGCTGCAACTCAAACGGGAAGTAATCAGTAGCACTAGTAAGGTCTAAAGAATAGACCTTTCTCTTGTTACGGAGAGCTTCCTGAATGATTGGGAATGCACGGTCTTGTTCATGGGTACAATCCCATTCAAGACTAGAAACAAGTTCCCCAAGATCATTCTTAAGTGGTTGTGAAGCCACCTGGAATAATCTATAGGGTGAAGCAATGCTTCGTAACTTGTAACCAGGTTCCTGAAGGAAATGAACCTCACCGCCTACCATTGGACCACAAACAATATCATCAGAATGACATGAGTCCACAAACTCATGAAACCTGATGCCCTTAAAAACATGAGAATAAATCTCATGCCATAAGGATTGGATGTGTTCCAATGTCTCTTGATTATCT